TTCATGTCCTCCTGGCCCTTGGCGTATTCGGGGAGCGTGTGAACGGTCATTCAGCTGATCCTCTGCTCAGGTTTGGGCGGACTTTGCGTTCGCCAGTTTCAGCCGCTCGAACGGAGTCATGTTCTCCGTATCGTCGTTGTTCGGCTGTGGTGGGGTGGTGGAAGGGCCGCGCGGGCGCAGCAGGGTCTCAAGCGCCTTGAGGCCAGCCGCGGTTGTCGTCGCTGCCTTGATCGCGGTTGCTTGATCTGCTGGCAGTTTCCCGTCGATCAAGCGGCTGATGTTGGAAATCCGGGTGTTGGCGCTTGCGCCCAGAGTTTCCATTTCCGCGCGGTTCGCGGCGTATGCCTTCGAGTATTCAGTCGCCTGATATTTCGCCAGAACACTCAGCAGATCGCCGGCGGCGTCCTTTGGGATGTTGTGCTTGTGCATGAACCCGCCCAGCTCTTCCAGAACGGGGGCCAGGGCCGGATCATCTGTTTTCAGCTCGAACGCGAAATCATCGGGCAGATCCAGATCGCCATAGTCGATCTCGTCGGGCAGCGAAAATTCGTATCCGCTGGCATCCTCTGGGACATTCGCAAGCGCTTCTTGGTGAATTGCCTGCGCGGATGCGATTTCCTCGTAGTGGGCCCGGAAGCCGTCAATATCGGTTTTGTCATCGGCGCGGAACTGTTCCGGGAGCCAAGACAAATCGGGACCGGTATCGGGTTCGCCGCCGGCATTCGGGTCTGCACCACCCTGATTGCCCGGCGGTGTTCCTTCACCTGCCGGAGCGCCTTCTCCCTCGGGGGCCAGTAGTGGTCGAAGTGTCGTCCAGTGCTGCTTCAAAGTCATCGCTCGCAATCCTCCTAAGATCGAGAGCGATGAAACTCTGGGCGTTGATCGCGGCCAATGCACCTAGATCGGCTTCAACTGGCATCGTCCGTTCTAGAACCGCTTTATCAAGCAATTCCAGAAGGGTAGCCCCATCTTCGGTTTGAAGGAGTGAACGAACTGCGCGCACCACGCTCAGCGCTGTCTTTCTCTGGCCCAGCCTGTTCAGCATGTTCACATAGTCGACCAGAGGGCCGGGTTCACTCAGACGTCGGGGGAGTTTCATTCGGATCCTGTTCTCTGATGACGGTGAGTTCATCACCTGACGCTTGGATGTGGTTTTTCATTGTTGCGGCCACATCAACGACCTGTGGCATGGCTTCACCGAATACCTCAAACGCCGTGCTCAGGTTGGATTTCGAGACCATAACCTTGTCCTGGTTCTGGGCTTTTTGAAGCGGCGAGATCGGTTGAACCGAAATCACATCATCGTTGTGGGTGAGCTCGGCATCGATCACGCCTGCATCCACCGCGATCTTTTCCACGCGCTGGATGAACGGCAGGAACAACTCTCGCCATAGCGGCGCTGACGGCTTGCCGATCCGTACCTGTACGCGGCGGCGCTCGTCGATCCATTGCGATGCGGTGGGCGGGGTGTCGCCGCGCTGACGGGGGCCGTCCTGATAGAACCGCTCCCGCAGACGCTCTTCCAGCTTTTCCTCGGAGAAAAACCCCATATCGAGGTTCACGCCCCGCTGCATTTCATAGATCTGCTCTCGCGTGAAACCGCGCGAGGCAGGAATGGCTGATCCCCACTCGACCCCTTCTGACAGGTCGATGAACCCGTCGTCCGCATAGATCAGCGTATTTTTCAACGATTGATCGAGACCATCCAAGACCGCCTCATCGACCGCGTTGTAGACCCGCATATCGGGCAGCGCTTTCCAGGCGGGCCCGCGCCCCCAAGGCTTCCCGGTTTGTGGGTTGAACCGGCCGACCAGAAGCGGGCAGGATCCGGCCAGCTGCCCGAGATTGATTGGATCTGCCGGCGAAACGCGGATGCCATCAACCGTGACTTCGCACATCCATACGGGATTGAGCGGATCGCTCCAATTCACCCAGAAGCCCCAGCAGACCTTGCATTTCTGTCCAGGCTTTTTGATTTTCTCGACGATCTTGGGATGGTCGAGGCTGATCTCATCCCAATCGCTGAACAGAGCCTTCAGTGTCGACGCCAGCACCATGCGCTCGCGGAACCGGTCCAAGATGCCGCGGTGACCAGGGGTGACCAAGAGCTCATTCGGCGGAACAGCTTCGACATAGAAATGCTGCCCGATGTGACCCGGCTCCACCCACATCGCTGTGGTGCCGTGGTTGAGTTCGAACATGATCTGAGGCGCGGTGTCGTTATAGTTCGACGCCTGGATCATATCGAACAGTTCCTGCTCTCGGTTCGATACAAGAGACAGCACAGTGGTTTTCGCCTCCTGCGGCACCGGTGCCGTGACCAGATAGTCGGTCCAGTTCGATTCCGCCGGCGTGTAGTAGGTCACCAGATCGGAAGCGAAATCCGTGGCCAGCTCCTCTGGCAGCGAGATAAAGGTTTCGGGATCATCTTCGCGTGGCGTGAAAGGTGATCGAGCAAAATCATGCTCCCGCCCCGGGCAGATGAATGAGTAAATCTCTTCAAGAAACGGGCGAGCGGCCTGCCGCCAGCGCTTTGCCGCGTCGTACCGTGTGCTGAAATCTTTGCTTGGTTTGTGTGCCGTCTGCATTACCGACCGCTTCTGGAGTCTTTGGGAGTGGTTGACTTGCGGGTGGTCGGCGCCGGCGCGGTGCCGGGGTTGCTACGCCCGGTGCCCTGTTGTCCGAACATGGACAGCGCCCCGAGATTGTAGACGCTGCCATAATCGGTGGTCAGGCCCTCGGCCGTTCCCTGCGCTGCACGGCGATTTTCCAGCAATGAAACCCGGCGCTCTCGCAGTCTTGCAGCCTTGTCAGCTGGATCCTCTGTGTTCTTGGGGCCCATGTATCACCTCTGCGTTGCTTTCCCGCAAAATCCGCTGGAAGCCTCTGGGGGTAAATGCACGTCGACCGATCAGGGCAGCGCATTGGGTGACACAGTTCATCGAGAAATGCAGAGGATAGCGAAACTCGCTGGGCTCGAAGGGAAGGCGGTAGACGATCTCTGCGCGATCAAACCTGTCTTTCAGCAGGGCTTCCACCTCATCGTGGATGTGGGTGATTTTCAGGCTGGTCAGGCTGCGGCCCGGATCAAAGAAGAACCAGGTTTCGTCGATCGTATAGCCGAATGCCTCGACGTGGCCGAGAAACATCGTCCAGGAGCATTCGCCGCGGGCAACCTCTCTGATCGTGGCGGGGCGGTGAAAGGCGAAATAGATCTCATCAACGTCCACGGCGCAGGCTCACTTTCCGTTTTTTGGGCTTGGATGGTTTCTTTTTCTCGCGCGTCGGGTTGGTGATGAGCGCATAACCTTCGCCGCCGCCGATCAGAGCATTCTCGACAGCCTCAGCAATGTGCGAGTAGGAGTTTTTGACCGGGCGTGGCGAATACATGCCCGCGGTGCCCTTGATCTTGGCGTAGTGATAGCCCCCGGCGAGGGCTCGCTTGACCATCAGGCATGATTTGTTGACCGTCAGCCCGTTGCGCCGTTCCAGAACGCTTTCAACGGTGGATCGGCGGGTATCGGGATCGTTGTCGGAGGTCGAAGGCAGGATCTTCATGCCGAGGTTATCGAAGACGTCTCCTGCGGTGACCTCGGTGGCCTGGGTCCGGTCCAGCATTCGTGGATCGCCCCAAAACTCCGCGCCGAACCCGGGGTATTTCTGGGCCAGGTGCTTGCGGACACGCGGGGCGAACAGCGCGGCGCTCTCGTTGTCGCCGATCAGCTCGGACAGCACCCGCCAACCGCCGTTGACGTTCTGAAGGAAAGCCGCCGCCGGATCCCGGCCGCCGTCGAGACCAACTATGATTGGAAGGCCTTCAACAGGCTCGTGATCCCGATCATGGACGTGCTCTGCTTCAGAGAAAGTCGGATAGACCGCTTTGCCGGCCATGTAGAGACCGACCTTGTTGAGCACACGTCGATCAATCCATGTCTTCTTTTTGCCTTGGATCTTCTCCAGATAGCTTTCTTTCAGCCATTTCTGGTTTTCGGCCAGTGGGTTGAACTCATATTGCGGTCGACCATCAACGATTTTCTCGATCAGGCCGGGCGGCTGGGTCAGAAACTTCCAATTCGCTGGCTTTTCATAGGCCATCGCCTCGTCTTCGGTCATTTCCGGCGGCAGAGGAATATCGCCGCGCATGTATGGCACCCAATGGCCCTCGACCGGCGCGTTCATGTCCATCCAGCCGCCGAACCAAGTGGCGCCGGCCCCGTTTTTCATGGAGGGGTAGCGGCCGCACCGGGAGATCAGCTCATCGATGACCTCTTTTTCGGTAAACTGGCCCTCGTTCTTGAAAAAACCGGTGATCTCGTAGGAGGCGCAGACCTGCTCCGCCACGTCAGCATCCGGGATCGCCAGGAAGATGACCTCGCAGTCAACTTTGGTGCCATCGCCTGACGGATGATCTCGCTTGAGGTGGTGGAACATCGGTTCAGACCGGATGAAAGGCCCCCAAACATCCTCCGGAAACCAATCGAGCCAGGTTTTCACCGTGGTTTCGCGCAGCTCCTTGTAGGTTTCCCGGCTGATGATCCACCGGGTGCGCCGCACGTTGTCATAGTCAGGCTCTTGCTCACAGGCCAGCGCCCAGAGCTTATGGCATGATGCGGTCGACGTTCCGGACCCAATCGGCCCCTGGACACAACAGAAGCGGTCCCGATTCCAAAAGAACTCCGTTAGGACCGCCCCATCAGGCTCGTACAGGAAATTCCCGCGTTCCGTGACCCGTAGCATTACGCGTCACCAATCTTCAGCTCATGGCAAACGTCCATGAACAAAACGCCAAGAAGGTAGGCACGGATCTCTGTGTTTTCGACCGTTAGTGGAACCCCGTGGGCGTCCATGAGAAAGTCCACGATATGGCTGCACTCATGAACGACGGTGCCTAAACTGGTGTCTCCGGGGAGATATAGAGACCACCAACGGGATCCGTCTTTATCAACCTGCTCACTCGCCATCCCGCGCGCAGATCGGTCGAAATTCACCTCGATATGCAGCACCTTGCGGTGATACTTCTCCAGTTTCTTCAGATCGCGGAAGATCGCCACCTGCGCCTGAAATGGGTTCACCAGAATAACGGCGTCCGGCTTAAGCTCTTTCGGCATGGTTCCCTCCTTTGGTCAGGAAGGAAATTCACCCGTCAGATCAGGTTATCAGATGCACCGGGCCCCACCCGGAAGCGCCCGGGGCTGCGCAGGATAGGCAGCCGCGCGCACCACGGGCAAAACGTCACGGTTATGACGCGGCGAAGATCAGGAACAGGCTTCATCCGAAACCCATCTTTTTCGCGACTTTCGCAGCCAATGACCGGTTCCGTTCAAGATGCCGGCGAGCATCGATCTGAGCCTTATATTCCTTGATGGCTTCGGATTGCTTGAACGCTGGCGACCACGATTTTTTGGACGCAATGTGCGCGGGCATGGTGTGTGCGGCCTGATGCCGGGCCTCATTGTGATCCCAAAACGAACTGAGGAGGTCATCCACGGGATCATGTTGGGGACCGGGCATTCCGGCTTCGCCTGACGGATCATGGCCCAAGCCAGCAACGCCAGAGGCCAGACCAGTTTTTGACATGGCTTCGGCAACAATCTCCTTCGGGTTCACGGTAGCACCAGCTGCCACACCACTGCCCAACATTCGCAACAAGCCGCGCCGGTTCATCATCCCGCGCCCTCCGCAACCAGAACCCCATCCTGCAGAACCACCAGGCCCTCCGCGATCAGAGCTTTCTCCGCATTCGCATACCGCAGCCCCAGCCAGCCCATCGCCTTCTCAGCATCCCGCGGCGTCATAGGCTTTTTCCGCAGCGCTTCCAGCAGCGCCAGAGCATCGGGACGCAAATTCGCAGAATTCAATCCGCGAGGGATCCGAACAGCCTCACCTGGCCGCACCAATTCAGATTTCGTTTCACCGCCCCCATCTACGCCCTCCCACGCATCTAGCGCACCAAGCAAAACGTCACGGATCCACTCACTGCGGTTGGGACTGACCGCCTCAACCCGAGCCATCGTGCCCTCCGGCAATTTCAATAAAAATTTTTCAGGGAACTTCATCAGAACCTCAGTATATACCCAATCGGCCCCAATGACCGAAATCGTATATACTGAATGGCAGGGTATATACCGTTTCCAGATGCACGCAGTATATACCGTATATACCGCTTCAAAACACAAACTCCCGCGTGAGGAGGGGTGGACTACCAGTTTTCGCGCGCGCGTTTTTGCCCCCGCCCCCCTCGATCAAAGACCCCCTCCCCCCTGCCGGATCTGGCTGCAATCGAGGGTGTGAGGGCTGCATACTTGGCTGCAACTGATACCCAATCACTTGATGCGAGCGTGTAAGCCCCTGTTATTTCGTCATTCCTCTGCCGAGTTGGAATGTGCGGCTTGTTCCGACTGCTCCGAAGGGCTGCGAATAGCGACGATCTCCTGATCTGGGCGCGCGTACTCGTAGCCCTGCGGGTGATTGTTGACCTGCACAGCAACGTTGACGGCGTTTCCCTTGCTCTCGCCCGCGAGGAACTCGACCATTCTCGCCTGCACGGCCTCGCTCTTAGCGTGCTTCATGAGGTGGTTTGCGTGTTCGAAAGCGCGTGCTTTGTAAGGCGCTCTCATTTCCTCAACCGCCTGCACATACTCGACTTTCATCTGTTCGTAGAGCTGCTGGATGTGCGGCTTCTGCCTTGCCTTGTGCAATCCGGTCTCGGAGAGGCCTGCGGCCTCTGCTGCGTCCTTCCATGTCCTTCCCTCCTTAATCTGGATTGAGAAGGCTTCCCGTATTGCGGGGTTTATGCGGCGCTTCTTGGGGCTTGCGCGCTTTTTATCGGTTGTAGCGGGTGTGGTCATGATTGGAAGGTATTCACAGGGGGAGGGCTGCGCCCTATGCACCTGTGTGAGATTGAAGGGAGCAAGGGTTATGGCGACGGAGTTTCGGGTTGTGGTGCGTGATGAGGGTGAGCGGATTGTGTCGGACAGGCATGCACCGCACTTTGCAGGGGCGAAGCCGATATATGACAGCACCGAACTGGAGCCCGGGCAGGAGGTCACGCTCCAGCATGGCATCCGGGTAATCCTGCGCAGGACGTGGGAGGACTAGAGGGCTGCCGCGCGGTGTGGTATGTGGGAGCGGAGCGCGGTGCACGCCAAGTGCCAGATTAACGCCACGCTGCCTGCTAGGTATCCGGAACCGAAAGCGACGTTGTGAGAAGTCGTGCAGGGCCGCGCTCAATCCACACCCTGGACAAGCGAAAGGGGGCGCAAGGCCCCCTCTGTGTCTGCTGGTGGTGATGGTGGCTATCTGGCTTCGCGATCTTGCTGCCGCTTCAAATACGCCTCTGCATCGGCTGCGGCCTCCGCCCGTGTCTCCCATGCCTTGCGCATCCTCTTTGCTACGACATTGGGCGGGAAGGGGCTCCCTGCGGCCCCTTTGAGAATGATTCCGACCCATCCGTGACAGCACTTGAAGGTCGCGCCGCTGGTCGCGCGAGATGCGGCAGCCGCGTATTTTTTCCCGTCTTCTATTCGCATCCCCTGCCCTCCTCAGTGGTAGACGACGGCAACGCCGCCGTGTGTCTCTGCCAGCTCGTCAGCGTAGCGGGTGGCGTCGGTGGCGTCTTGGAACGGGCGCACCCCGTGGCGGTGGAATTGCAGGCCCATGATGGGGAGGCGTTGCAGGTAGACGCTCCAGCTGCCCTCCTGCTCCTCGACATGAACGGCGAAGGAGGCGCGGCGATTGTGTGGCTGTGTCATACTCCCACCATCGCTTCCGAAGCGATAAACACAAGCGCGCTGCCGTCCGCAAACTTGGCGGTGAAGCCGTCATAATAGTCACCCTCGCAAGAGGTGATTTCGTGTTTCCATTCATTGCGGATCGCGTCAGCGGCGATGCAGTGGGCTGCTGTATCGTATTTCACAGCGTCCCGGGGCTCGAACTCTGTGAACTGAGCCAAGTGCGCGATGGTGGTGGAATTGTCGCCGTCTGCCGGTCTAACGCTCAGGCGGCCTGTACTGTTGGCAAAGTCTGCAATCTGCATTGTCTGTGTCCTTTCGAGGTGTGGCCGGGTTTCCGTCCGGCATGTCCTGAACTTAGGAAATGCGCTTTCCTAAATCAACCCCATATAGACATTTTTATTTCCGTTTGCGTGTTGACAGTGGAAACGTGCTTTCCTATCTTGAGTGCATCAAGGGCGACCGGAAACCGCCCTATCACCACCCACGAAAGGACTGACACCATGAACAGCTATGAACAGAAGCAAGAAGCCCGCCGCGCTCGTCTTGAGGCCGCAGCAGATCGCGCCGAAGCCCGCTCAAACACCCACTACGAACGCGCCGACCTGCGCGAAGAGAAGTCAGGCATCCCTCTCGGTCAGCCAATCCTTGTTGGGCACCACAGCGAGCGCCGCCATCGTCGCGCCATCGAGCGGGCAGACAATGCGATGCGCAAGAGCATCGAGGAGGACAAGCGGGCCAAGGAGCTGCGCGGCAAAGCCGCTTCTGTCGGTCTCGGTGGGATCTCCAGCGATGACCCCGACGCCGTGGACAAGCTGAAAGAGAAACTGGCGAAGGCCGAGAAATCCCAATCCGACATGAAAGCCATGAACCGCGTTGTGCGCAAATGGAACAAGAAGGGCGTGACCCATGAGACGGAAGGAGCAGACTTTGACGCATACGCCGCCGCTCTGTCGGACATCAATCCCGCTTTCTCCCCGGCCGCTGCGCGTGAACTGATCAAGCCGCAGTGGGGCAATGCTGGCCCTATCGGCTTCGCCCCCTATCAACTGTCCAACAACAACGCGGAGATTTCCCGGCTCAAGAAACGGATCGCCAGCCTTGAGAAGGCACGGGACAAAGAGACCAAGCACCACAGCTTTCAGGGCGTGTGTGATGTGATCGAGAACGTCGAGGAGAACCGGGTGCAATTCATCTTCGACGGCAAGCCCTCCGCCGAGGTGCGCGGCATCATGAAGAGTCACGGGTTTCGTTGGGCACCGTCTCAGGGCGCGTGGCAGCGTCAAATGACCGGCAACGCACTGTATGCCGCTCGGCTGGCTCTCCGGGAACTTGGCGTGGATCTCTGACGCATTGCAGCGCGCCCTTTCGGGGGCGCGTCACCATGCGCCGGAAACCGCATGACCAGCGAAAGGACGAGACAATGAGCAACCTTGCAGAACACCACTCAGGTGACATTGGTATGAGATGCCCGACCTGCGAACACACAGGATCGTTCATGATCTGCGCGAACGTGTGGGGCATGCACACAGAAAACGGATTTGATGACGAACACGAGGATTTGCCCAACTGCGACAGCGATTGGGACGGATACAGGGCGTGCATCTGCCCGAATTGCGGAAAGGAAGGAATTGTTGAGGAATTCTCTGATCATGCAGATATTGCGAAGCGCGTTGAGGCGCTGACAGCCATCGGACGCCTCGCGCACGAGCTGGGCGCGTCCATTGAGACCAGCGAGAACATCGACAATGCTCTTGCCTACTGCGCAGCCCGTCAGGAACGCATGGACGCCGTGCAACTGCGCACGCTGGACGAGGCGCGGGCCGATGCCAACGAGGACGCCGCAGAGCGCACAAGCAAGGCACTGTGCGAGGCGGGAGAATGTGACCACCCGGAATGCTGGAGCAAGGAATTCACCGTGCTGCTGGGTGTGTCTGTTCGGGTATATGGTCACGCGCGGGTTACGGCCAACAGCGCCGCTGAAGCCGCTGAAATCGTTCGTGCATCTGCTACTGCGCAAACCGGACCATGGAACAGCGCAACGGATATCGACTGGTCAACAGCAAATGAACCTTCGATTTTGCACGTCACCGACGAAGAAACAGGAAGCGAGGAAATTGGCACCGTCGATCTGAGCCTCGCAGACGATCCAAATTCGGTGATCAGCGCAGGCAGTCTAGCAGACTGGATCCGGAGGCAGGGCGCATGAGCCAGCTTTCCATGTTTCAACTGTTCGACGCGCACCCTGGCCGCCCGCTCAAGGTGCTGATCGGGTGCGAACAATCCGGCGTGGTGCGGGACGCCTTCAACGCCCTTGGACATGACGCTTGGTCCTGCGACCTGCTGGCGGCCGAGCGCCCCACAAACCGCCATATCGTCGGCGATGTTCGCGACGTGATGATGTGGGACGATTGGGATCTGTTGGCGGTCATGCATCCGCCGTGCACCCGGCTTTGCAATTCCGGCGTTCGGTGGCTAACCACCCCGCCCCCGGGCCGAACCCTTGCCGATATGTGGCAGGAGCTGGACGAGGGCGCGGCGCTGTTCTCTGACGTTTGGAACGTGGAACACATCCCAATGGTGGCAGTGGAAAACCCCGTGATGCACCGGCACGCTAAAGAGCGGATCCGCAATTTCAAACCCGCCGCCCAGAGCGTGCAGCCGTGGCAGTTTGGAACGGACGAGACAGGGCCGGACAACGAGAAGAAACGCACCTGCCTATGGCTGCGGAACCTGCCCAAACTGCGCGCCACCGGAACGCTCGACGGCAGCACCGCGAGGGACAGCGTGCACAAGGCCAGCCCGGGCAAAGATCGCTGGAAGGAGCGCAGCCGGTTCTTTCCCGGCCTAGCGGCGGCAATGGCAGACCAGTGGGGCGGCGCTGCGCAGCTTGCGTCCCATGCAGCCTGATTTGACGACTCGGGCGATTGGCTCGATATGGATTGGAAACTAGGTGCCCCGCGTCATCCTCTTGCGAGGCGGAAACAGACGCGGGGCGTGCCACGAAAGGAACGAGGCCTTGACCAACTATTCTGAAATGAGCCCCGAAGCAAGGTTTGCCGAAATCAACCGGCTCGCAACCCAACTGTTCGAAACTGAACGCTGGAAAACCTCTTTCGCCGACCGCTATGGGATCAAACGGCAGACGGTGGGAGGCTGGATGCGCGAGGGCGCGCCGGTCTGGGCATGTGTAGCGCTGGCAGATGCCGTTGCTGCAAAGAACTGGCAGACCGTGCGCGCCGCGGTGCTGGAGGCCGAGGGCGCTACCTCTGCCGCCTCCGCTCCCGCTCAAGCCTGAAACGCCGCTGGCGGGCGCCCTGCTGCCTGCGGCTCTCCGCCACTACCCGCCGGGTGTAGGCGGGCAAATGCGTGGGGCGGAAAACCAGCTCATACCCCAAGGACAGCGCCCATTCGATCAGCACCTGACTGTTCGGGATCTTGGTGTGCTCGTCCTTCTCCATCTTGGCCAGGTGATCCGTGGCCATGCCAGCAAGCTCCTCGACCTCGCGGATCGTCAGACCAAGCCCCTCACGCCGCGCGCGCAGCAGGCAGCGAATGTCGTCATACTGCGCGATCGGGAGGTCAATCAGGTCGCGGCGCTGGCCGGGATCGACCTTCGGAACGTGGCCACCCTGTTTCAACTTGGCGCGCAAAGAACAGCCAGCCGCCGGGCACTTGCAGATCGCGTCTGCCTCGCTGACACGCTCGATATGCCAACCCGCTTCCTCTAGCTGTTTCAGGAACTTGGCGTCCATTATCTGCCCTCGATATCCGCGATCATGTATTTCTTGAGGTTTACGATGTGCAGGAACATCAGCCCTCCCTCATCGGGCTTCTGCTTCAACTCCTGCACCAGCTCATTCACGTTGTGGGTTTTGGTCCAGCTAAGCACCGTGTCCCGCTCTTCTTCGGCCACCTGATCGACCTCCTCGACGGTGGTGCAGGCCCACAGCCGCGCCTTGATCCGGTTGGCTTCCTCTAGCGTGGTCACTTTGAGCGCTCCCATTGCTCTTTGAGGCGCGCGCGCCATCCCTTCGGAGGTGGCCAAGACACTCCCCAATTCTGCAGGGTCTCGCGCTTCCAGCCTCCAGATTGAGTTTTCGCCTTTTCCACCTCATCAGGTGATGGAATAGAACGGTTCGCGTTTTCAGTTTTCTGGTCAGCCATCAGAACGCGATCCTTTCCTGCCCGTCATCCAGATCCCAGAAACGGTTCACGGAGAGGTCACAGCCAACGGTCACGGAGCCAATCTCCCCCATGCGCGCCTTTCCGATGATGATTTCCGCCTTGCCCTTCCATTGCTCGTATTCGGCTTCCCAATCCGCCCTGTCGGCTGGATCGCTAGGCACTGTGCACCGTGGAGGGGTCAGGAAGTATTGGGGCCGGAACACAAACAGCACATTGTCCGGCGCCATTTCGAGATCCCCGGAGCCGCGCAGGTGCGGCAGCCCGGGCCGCGCCTGTGGCCACTGATCCCATTTTTCCAGCTTGGCTAGTGTCCGGTCGACCTGAGCCAGCGCCAGCACATGACAATCGAGCTGCTTCGCCACCTGCTTCAGATCATTTGCCACCTGAGACAGGCGCACCACCGCGCTCTCGCCCCTGCCGCGCACCAACTGGATGTAATCGATCACCAGAAGTTTCAGCTTCAGGCCACGCTGCTCCATTTTGCGGGCGACCTTCTTGCCCTCAGAAAGGATCGCCGGGACGTCGCGCACTTTCTCCGAAAACACCTCAATCGGCAGATCTTGCTGCTGTTTCGCGGTCTCGATCACCGTGCGGAAGGACTGCTCTGACATGGCGCGGTCATAGGTGTTGTAGGCCAGACCGGATTCCATGCTGTTCAACCGCTTGGACAGATCCTGCTCCGGCATTTCCAAGGACGCGAACCCCACGCCCTGACCGGCCCTAGCCGCCGAATGCGTGATATGCAGCGCCAAGGCAGTTTTCCCCATTGAGGTACTGCCAGCCAGCAGCGTGTAGTGCTGAGAATTCAGGGAGATTTCGTCATCCAGCGTCCGCAGCCCCGTCACCACACCGATGCGCCGTCCTTCTTTGACCTCGTGCATTTCCTCAATCATGAGCGTTTGAGCCTTCATGAACGACATGGTGCGAGGCTCTGCAGAAAGCTCCGCCCGCTCCATCATCATCAGCTCGACCTCTGCGGCCGCATCATCTGCGGCGCGGCCGGTGCGCAGATCCTCTGCCAGCTGCTCAAACCGCCCAGCCAGTGTCCGGCGCTGATACATTTCGGCGATATCGAGCGCATAATCCTTGGCGGCAAACCCCGAAATACTGCCTGCCATAAGCCTGGCCAGATACCTTGCGCCGCCCAAGGTTTGCAGCGCCTCATGCGAAGCCAGATCAGCTGCCAGCGTGATCGGTGTCACCACATGGTCGCGCTCGATCCGCGCAGCCATGTTTTTCCAGATCGCGGCGTGCGTGTGTTCAAAGAAATGCTCCTCGCGCACGATCACACTCACGTCGTGATATCGCTCATTTTGGGACAGAACCGCCCCAATCAATTGCTGTTCCAGTTCTGGCGACTGCGTTGATGTCGAGATAGATGCCTGAGTGTTCATGACGCCCTCCGCATCTTGGCCAGCCAGTGGGCCGCAACGGCGTTAGGCTCACCGTTCTCCAGCATTGAGCGCGGGCAGTTGCCGGATTGAAGCTGATTGCGCTGAGACTGTGTGAGGTCATCCCAGCGATAGGATTTCTCACCATCCTGGACGAACGGCTCCCATCCCGGCTGGCGCAACCACGGCAACGGCCCCTTCAGGTACTGCGGATCCGAAACCGAACGGATGTAGGCGCGTGTCGCCGCATTGAGAGCCTGCGGGCTGATCTTTTCTGCCTTCGGGTGCTTCCCGGTGCAGGCCTGGGTGTAGACCTTCAGGCAGTCGGCCTTGCCCGTCTTGCGGAAATGCTTTGGCCAGATCTGTTTCCAGAATTCAGCGAACCCCTGCTCGATCTCATTCTGCAGCCGGTTCTTTGCCTTCACCGCCTCGGGATCTTCTGCCGTTTCATTCTCTGCTGAGAAAAGATCATCAGCGCGGCCACGCGCGTTTTTATTATCTGTTTTTGAATCTGGTTTACTATCTGGTATTGGTTGGGGATTTTCCCCCAATGGGTTGGGGTCTGATCCCCCATCCGTTGGGGATTTTTCCCCAACGGGCCAACTGGCTGAGATCACCGGAGCATACCAGTTCGTTTTGTCAAAACCTGCCTTGTTGTAGTTGCCCTTTTTTAGCAAACCGACGCTAACCAGCTTATCCAAAGCTGTCCTGATCTGATCAGCCGTAAGATACGAAAATTGCTCCGAAAAAGCGCTACGGCTGTTGAACGTCCACCAGTAGCCATCATGCCAATACTCTCGGCCATGCTTCTTGTTTCGGTTGTTCATGTTGTGCTCTGCCCAGAACACAATGTTCTGGTACACCACCGCAGCATTGGCGCCGACTTTCTCGGCGATAACCGGATCAAAACTGTGAAGGCTCATTGATAGAACCTCCACTCAACGCGGTAGTTTTCAAAAACGAAAAACTGTGTCTCCGCCAGATCGTTGATGAACTCCCGCTGCATCGCCAGCGTGGAGATTGCCCTCTTCGCATCTTTCTCTGCCATACCGCTCTGAACGAAGGTTGCTAGATCAGCTGCAAACAGGTGACCTGCTGGGCAATCCGCCATTACCATCAGCACCCTGAACTCGGCATCGGTAAGTTGCGGCCCGAGCTTGGCCGCCATCGCTCCGCCTATCGTGCTTGAAACGTGGTCTCTCATCGCTCGATCTCCTCAGTTTTTTCTTGTGGAAATTCTTCAAGGCCCACCTCACCCAAGAGGAACAGGCCGTGGTGCGTCCGGACGTGGTGCCCGGGCTCTAGAATGGTGATGACGTAGCCGGTGACGCCGCAGCAGATCACAAAGCGCGTCTGACCGTCGGAAAGCTTGAAGCGGTAAAGCTCCCTCAGACCGTCACCCGGCAGCGACGTCAGGAACTGCACCACATCATGCCGGCGGTTCTTGACGGCCCAATTCAGCCCCCGGATCAGAACCCCCGGGCAGATACCGGGACAGCGCTCCAGCGCGCGTTGCAGCGCGTGACAAGACTTCATCCGAACAGCCCCCCAACTGGCGCGGCCTGGAACCCCTTGACCTGCGTTGCGCAGGCCCAATCCCACAGCGCCATGGCGTCTGCCTCGTCCAGCGTCTCAGGATCCCACTTGAGGGATCGGCACCGCTGCGCCACCAGACGCTTGATCGCTTTTTTCGCCTCTGCCTTTTTGAGGGTCGGGAAGTCGGCGGCCCGGTACGCCTTGCCGAGGAAGTGCTTTCGCACAGTGGCCTCGTGAGACGTAATGCACTTGACGCCGCGGTTGGCGGCACAGCCCCGGATGCAGGCCACAAGCCCGATCAGGTAGGCATTGGCCTCTCGCCCACCAATGGGGGCCTCGATCACGATCAGATCCGGCTTGCTCTTGGCGATAAGGCCATGGGTCAGCTGCAACACATTGGAAAACCGCTGTGCATCCAGCCGATCCTTGTCCTCCTTGGTCATACGCCCGCCCTGGGGCGCCTCACCAAGGTTGACAGTCCATGCGCGGGGGATTGCGCCGGGAGACCCGACGCAAAGCCCTGTGTTTGTGGCAACATCCATCGCGAGGATCTGCATCACGCGACCCAATGGAGCGCTGTGGTGGACAGCAGACGCGCTCGAACGGAGAGCCCGAAGAACACCGCCTGCTCCGCACTCTTCGCCTTGGCCTTCTGGATCTGCTCGCGCTCGAACTTCTTCGCGCTTTCCATGGCCGCGATACGCTGGGCGGGGTTGTCTGTGACGAAACCGGTCATGCCGCGTCGTCCTCCCCGCCGAAATCAATGGCGGTTTCACCATCGGCGGCAGGGTCATACGGTTCGACCGCATCATCCTCGCCCATGGCGTCGTCCACCTCAGCGTTGAACTCGGCGGTTTCAGCGTCTTCGGGCTGTTCTTCTGCCGGAATGGTGGCCGGTTCGTTCTTGGGCTTCTTCTTGCCCGCAGGCTTGGCCTCTTTCGGCTCTTCCTGCTCCGGCGCCTCGTTGGGGTTGTCCAGGTCCATCGACCGCGTACCCTGCCCCGACACGTGGTCGCGCAGCATCGGCAGAACGGTTTCCAGCGACAGGATGATATCCATCGCCTTTGCCTGACCATTGGACTTTTCGTTCACCTTGAGGATCTGCCGCGCCCACGAAAACGCCTTGCTGTTCATCGCCGTGGTGTCGAGAAGATGACCGATCTTCTGCCGGGTCTCGCCCGCAGAGGATGCGCGCTGGCTGTCCTCCCGGTTGAACTCCTCGGCCTTCCCGATCAGCTGATCGTGGGAAATGTCCGGCCCATCGTGTGCTGCTCGCACTTCCTTGCCTTCAGATGCCATGGTGGCCTCCTGATGTTTGGCCACGGCACAGCGCCGCAGCCTTCGAAATTGTTGAGAAATTCGGAAATCCCGCGCAGACTGCCCCCATTGGAAAAGGGAGATTGATATGCGGGGATTGATGATCGCAGCGGCGCTGGTGCTGGCGGGACCTGCGTCCGGTGAAATTTCCACCTATGGCGCCGTTATTGTTGACTACGATGAGCAAGGATATGCTATCGCGTCCAATCTTGTAGACGGTCCGAACTGCCCGATGGCTGGCCCACAAGGTTATACTGGAACCCTGGTCTACAGTTGTGAAAACGAAGTGGAAAACCTCTCCATCATCCACGATTGCGACGACGAGTTTCTTTTCCTGCCTAGTGGGGAGGTCAGAGGGCAAATTACCTTTGATGGCTTCAAACCGCGCGGCATACGATTCATGTCGAATGGCAACCGCTTGACCTACAAAGAGACTTTTGTGCTGCCTGAGATCAAAACTCTTCTTCGTGGATCTCACTACACGACTTTCGCATTCAACCTCCCCAACGGAGGAAGAACGGATCTCGTCTTCAACACCTACGGGTTTGATCGAGCCATCAGTTCGTTCGAAGGCTGCAAAGGAAGCGGGATTGCCCCCCCTTGGTTCACGAAACCTGACTGACGCCGTTGCAGGAACGAGCATGGCTCACCCCGCCTGCTCATCATCCTCCGGCACGACGCCGAGATATTCGTCAAATCCTTCAACGAGGATGCGAAGCCGCTCGTGCTCGAACTTACCCCCGTTCAAGAACCGAGTGAGGGCTGACGGACAGTCGAACAGCCGAACACTGAGCTTGGTTTTCTTCAGACCAGTCTTTTCCAGAACTTCCGGCAGGGCCTTCTTTGCTGCTTCGCGAATCGCATCTGCCGTGGGGGGTACTTCGAACTCTCGCCACATGGGGTTTTCCTTGCCTGTTTACCCCATTCGTAGTTTCACAACTATTCATTTGCAATAGTGTTGACACTACTGAGCGACAAGTTTGCACCCTCACGGGTGCTAAATTCCTGTTATTGCTCACCAATAGTTTTCAGACTAAAATGTCGCTATGACAAAGCAACAGACACCAGCATCAGCCGAAACCCTGCACCAATGGGAAACCATTGAAGCAGCGCGGGTAGCCAAAAAGATCAAGAAAACTGAGCTATCCGAGGCAATCGATCGCCACGGGTCTTACTACTACCAGGCGGAGAAGTTTAAGTGGGCGATCCCACTTGAGGCCCTGTCAGTGTGGGCAAAGATGCTGGAAATCAACCCGTCCCAGCTATTCCTTGAAGGCGAGGAAAATCCTCGCGCGAAGATCATAGCTCTGATTGCTGGTGCTGATGATTCGAAACTGCCGCAGGCGCTTCGGGTTCTAGAAGCTGTGTTAGCAAGCTAACCGCCTCGGCCAGCCCCTCATCACCCTTCTTTTTATGTATCTGCCCGACTATCCGGAGCAGCTGAACCCGCTTTGACATCATATTTCCCTTGTAGTTCTTAAACTATTACACCACTATCAATTGAACCCCCACGGGTGCAAAATTTGTAACAAGGAGAATTTGACGTGTCTACAACTTTGCAATCTATCGGTGTAGAGCTAGAGAAACTTGGCTTTCCTAAGTATGCAATAGGAAAGGGTTTTCACGGCAGTGAACCAGCGTTCACGTCCACCTTTCGCGAAGATTGGCAGCAGCACTATTTTGAAAATGGATTTTTCAATCTCGACCCTCTGCCGTTCTGCGCGCTGGCCGGCACCGCCCCCATTCGCTGGACCGAGATCAAGCGACGCATGAGAAAGAGCCCGGTCATGAGTGCCGCCGAGGACTTCGGGATGATTGAAGGTTTTGCGTTCTCTCTGAATGGCTACGTGGTGAGCTCAGTCCACGATGGCAGCCTGACCACTGGTGATCTCAAGTTCGTTCAGGAGAGCATCAAACGGCTCGCAATCAGCTCATCTGACATGATCGAACCTTTGACAAGTTCACAACAAGGCTTGGTCGATCTGCTAGGTGTAGGCCTCCAATACAACCAGATAGCCGATATATTGGGAATTTCAGTTGACGGAGTTAAGTCAGCCAAAAAGAGACTTTTTCAGAAATACGGCGCAAACTCGGACGCACAACTCCTGCGGATACTTCGAAACGAATAGCATGGCTTTGCCCGGCTAAATGGGCATTTCCGCTAGAATAGTTTGGCCAGATACTCCTCTCCACATGAGCAAGGAGTATTTTCATGAAGTCTTTCGCAGTCAGCTTCACTGAGGCCACATCAATCGGACCCGCCTGGTCAGAATACTGGTCACTTCGGAAGGCTGAATTTGTCGACCATAAGGGCTGGGACCTTCCCCACATCGAGGGCGTTGAGTTCGACTGGTACGATAGACCAGGCGCGCGCTGGATCATTGTGACTGATGACGATGGGCGCTGTGTCGGCGGATCGCGGCTGCTACGAACCGATGCCCCTAGCTACGGCGGGTGCAGCTATATGCTGAGAGACGCTCAGTTGGGACTGATCTCAGGCATTCCAATCGGCATGCTTCCGCCCAACCTACCTCTAGACCCTCAACTGTTTGAAGCAACGAGATTTTTTGTGGACAGAGCTCTGCCAATGAAACAGCAGATGCTTGTTCAGAGAGAAATCGTTGCTCGCACGGCTTCAACTGCGCGCGAACTAGGCGGACGAGAGTTGATCGCCCTAATGCCCTCAAAGATATACAGAATATTCCGACGCTTTGGCTTCGAAGTGCGAGAGCACAGCGAAGTAGGTGTGATCGATAGCGTCCCCCACACAGTGGGTTGGCTTTCAGTTTTTTAGTTTTACCACTATTTTAGGTATTGCTTCGATAGTTTTATAACTATAGCTTGGGTGTCATCAACAAGGTGACGCCCATGCCGGAACAACAGGTCAAATACCCAAATTATGCCTGTCGGACCTGCAAGGACACTGGACTGAAGTACGAGGGGAACGGGCACAGGATGGCCGGATACCCCTGGGCCGAGGGCCATGTGTCTGTGGCGTGCACCTGCAAGAAGGGACGAGAGCTGTCCGTACCAGATGACAGCGTGGCGAAGGAGCGGGCCGCTCAGGAAACGGCGGACCGCCTCATGCAGGAGCGAAAAGGCTATGGATTTGAATATCCCGATTATTGAGCAGGCGCGGTGCCTCGCCCACGGAGACGATCCCGAGGTGAGCGAGCGCATGGCGAAACGGTTCGAGGATCTGAACCAGCCGGAGAAAGAGGCTGCGGAAGCCTACCGGGTTTTGGATCTGTTCCTGATCGCGGTGATGTGTGCCGGCCTGCTGCACCTCCTGCCGCTGGTCAAAACCGGCGTTTTCGCCCTGTTTGACCTGATCGCCCGCGTCCTTTCGTAGGCATCGACCCCGGCGCGGGTGGCTCACCCCAAGGGAGCCAAGCGGAAGGCCCGCGCCAACCTCTCCCCCGGCACTGAACGAACGCTCCTCCCTCGGGAGGTGCCGGGGGAGCTTTGTTCGAACCCGCGCTGCATGCCCTTTCCCCCCTGTCAGGGCAGCCTCAATGTCCCGCAGCGCGCAACTGTCGGCAGGTGGCCTCAATCCACCACTCACGGTGCACTCACACCGCCACCTGCCGGCCCCTTTATCTGATGAGGACCACATGGCCGACGAAACTGGAACAGACCTGATCACGCTCCCCTCCAAGGAAGAGTTGCCCGCATACTTCAAGCGCGATGGCGGCATTGAGGAGCTGGTCTCCAAAATCGAGAAGGCGGTGGAGAAGGTCGAACACGACTATACCACGGCGAAAGGCCGCAAGGAGGCGCGCTCCTATGCCTCCAAGGTTTCGAAATCCAAGACGGTGCTTGAGAGCGTCCGCAAGGAGATCACCGAGGAATGGCGCACCAAGACCGCAGAGGTGAACGCCCGCGGCAAGACCGCAGTGGAGCGCCTGGACGCGCTGCGCGACAAGATCAAGGCGCCGGCGGAAGAGTTCGAGAAGAAGGAAGCCGAGCGGCAGGCAAAGCATATGAAGGCGCTGGATCAGTTTGATCTGGAGCAGCTGGACAGCCACGCCGCCAGCTTCGAGATCAAAGCGCTGATCGAGCGCATTGAGGCTGTCGAGATCAACGACAGCTGGGAAGAATTCGAAGGTGACGCGCGCGAACAGAAGGCAGCGGCGCTGACCAAGTTCAAATCGGATCTGGGCATCGCGGAACAGCGCGAGGCGCAGGAGCGTGAGCTGGAGGAGTTGCGCCGCGAAAAGGCGGAGCGCGAGGCCAAGGAGGCCGAAGAGGCGGCCAAAGCCGAAGCGGAGGCCGCAGCCAAAGCCGCAGAGGAGCTGCGCGCCAAGGAACAGGCCGCAGCAGAAGAGAAGGCCCGCCAAGAGGCAGAGGCAGCCGCCAAGGCCCGCGAGGAGCGCATTGCCCGCGAGGCCAAGGAAGCCGAAGAGCGCCACCGTCAGGAGCTTGAAGCCGCCAAGGCTCGCGAGCTGGAAGCGGCCGCCGCCGAACGTAAGCGCATCGAGGATGAGAAGCGCGCCGCCGAGGAGGCAGAGGCCAAGCGCAAAGCCGACGCCGAGCATCGCAAGGCTATCACCGCTGAGATTGTGGCCGCGATCACCGCCGCCAAGCCCCGCTCCTACGAGCACCTGATCGACATGATGATCGACGGGGAGATCCCTCACGTGAAGGTGGCGGTCTGATGATCCCACAAAATGAAGCACTGCTGGATGACTGGATAGCTGAAATCGAAGCCCCGATTGATCTGAGGCCACCGATACAGATCGAGGCGGTCGTCAAGTTCAACGATGGAGAGGCCTACGTCCTCAATCGAATGCCCGAATTTCTCTACGAGTTCGAAGGCCGCAACTTGATTGCTCGTGATGGACCATTTGCAGACGCGCTGAAGTATGAGGCTCCCCGCGGCCGTTTCAAAGCTTTCGGCGGTAGGGAAATTCGTTTCCCTATGCTGGATGGCACAACCACAATTGGGACCGGTGAATACTGGTCGTGTGGCGTTCGTGGTATGGTCAGTGCGACCTTCAGCACAAAAGCACGCCTACTAGAGTGCTATGTCTTTACCGGTGCCAGTGTCTGCCCTGATGCCATGGAGAAACTTCGCTCAGAGTACACTGGCGACGTTTACCCTTACTACGCCTATGAAGCGGTTATCCAAGCTCCTGGACTTCGCATCAAAGCGCTGCTCGCCGAGCAACGGTTTGCCACCGCCAAAAAGCACATCCTCAATAACCTTCGATCCATCAAATCGGAACGTGATGAGCTATTGAGCTTCATTCGCGGAGGTAAGGTATGAGCATCGAGATCCGCACCCTTGCCCCGGGCGAGAAGATCTCGGAGCCCGGCTTCTACAACATCCCTCTGGACGTCCACCACAGCCAGTGCTGCGAGGGTGTCAGCGTCACCAGTGGCGTGCTGCGCCGCATGGAACAGGAATACCCCGGTGACGTGTGGGCATTCCACGACCTGAACACAGATCCGGACAAGTTCACGCGCGAGGATACCGACGCGCTGCGCCTTGGGCGCGCGATGGCTGCCTACATCGAGGGCGGCGCCGATGAGGTGGAGCAGCATTTCTATGTGCTTCCGGACAATCGCCCCAACCGCCCCACGCGCCAGCAGCTGGCCGCTATCAAGGAGGGCCGTGGCTCCAAGTCGGCCATGACGTCCATGTCCTTCTGGAAAGAGGCTGACAACGATCCCCGTGACCAGATCACGGAAAGCCAATTCCAGCTGATCCAAGACATGGGCAAGGCACTCCAGCGCGACCCGGCCGCCGCAGCAATCCTTGGCGGTATCCCAGAGGTCACGATGGCATGGCAGGATCCACGCACCGGCATCTGGTGCCTATCCCGTCCCGACCAGGTGGCCTTCAACGGTTTCGTCGGGGACTACAAGAAGATCTCTCCGCAAGGTCAGGCCTTCGATCATGCACTGTGCTACCGCGCGATCGAGAAGCACCGCTATGACATGCAGATCGCCTTTGCGTGTGAGGGGTTCGAGATCCTGACCGGCCACCAGCCGAACGCAGCCGGCCTCCTCTTCCAGAGTGACCGCCGCCCGCACTTTTGCATCCCGATTGAGATCGGTCCGGAGGAAATCGCCTTCGGCACCTTCCACAACCACAAGAGCCTTCGCCGGTTCAAAGAATGTCTGGACGCTGGCTACTGGCCAGAGCCGGGTGAGCAGCCCGGTTACTTCCATTGGTCCGATGAGAAGCGCCAGCAAATCCTTGATGAAATGCAGACAGCAGGAGTTGCCCCATGAGCAGCAATGAGTTGACCCCCACCCAACGCATGGCCCAGCAGGTCGCGGACGTCGAGTCCCTCGACCCCGGCCTTGGCTCCTACAATTTCAAGGATCTTGGGGCGGTGGTGAAATTTTCAGAGGTGATGTGCAAGGCCGGTGAAATGCTGCCGCAGCACCTCCAGAACAAGCCCGCTCTTTGCATGGCAGTCACCATGCGCGCCACGCATTGGGGCTTTGATCCCTTTGCCTTGGCCATGGAGACATATCAGGCCAAATCCGGCGGCCCTATTGGCTATCAGGCCAAGGTATTCACCGCAGCCCTGCAAAATGCTGGCGTCAAACTGCGCTACCGCTACGAGGGGAAAATCACCATCCTCGACAAGCCGGTGAAATCCCCCAAAGGAAACCAGATTGCAGCGCGCACTGCCACCGGTGACCGGAAGTGCATCGCATATGCTGAGGTAGGTGGCGAGGTTCTTGAGGTCGAGAGCATGACGCTCGATCAAATCACCATCAAGAACTCTCCGGAATGGCACAACAATCCGGACCAACAGTTGGCCTACTACACAGGCCGCATGTGGGCCCGTCGCTATCGCTCTGACGTCATCATGGGCGCCTACTCCACCGATGAGGTCGAGGAAATGCAGCCGATGCGCGACGTGACCCCAGAGCCCAAGGACGACGGCTTCGCAGCCATGGCGCGCAACGCCCGCCAACAAGCCGCGCCCGCCGAAGACGTCACCCCCGAAGAAGATCCCAACACCCTCGACGGCGAAATCCTCCCCGCCGACGAGGAGGCGGCCCCTGTCGAGCAGGAGAGCCAGGAGGGCGGTGGCACCCCGGAAAGATCGTTTGAATACGACGAGGGGGCCACCGCGTTCCGCCAGGGCAAGGGCGCCAGCGATTGCCCGTATGAGGATGATGACCAGCAGCGCACGGATTGGCTGGCGGGCTGGAATGCCGCCTACAACGAGGCCGAGCAGGAAGGCGGTGACGAATGACCTCCTCCTTCATCCTCACCGCGCTTTCCGTATCGTCAATGTTCGCAGCAATCATTTTAGCCTTTGGCGCCGGAATGCACTTTTGGAGCCGAAACTACATGATTGCCCGATACTGCTTCTGGTACTGCTGCGCGCTTGGCGTTGCCTCCATCATTCTGTGGGTGCTGTCATGACCGGCTTTCTCACCCCCGAAGAGGCCCGCGAATACGACTGCCCCAACGCCCGCGTCCATGGCGACGGGAAAAGCGGGAAGTGCCGCGCGGATAAATGCATCCTGTGGCGCTGGCTCCCGCTGCCGGCCGAACATCCTCTGTTCAAGAGTGCGGTCAAACGTGAGTGCGCCTGCCTCGCCCAGGCGGAGGCGGAGAAGAGCGGCAAGCCCGCGAAGAACTCTGATCACTACCTGAAAAAGGCTGTCGCAAACGTCACCAAAAACCCGGCGGGCTTCGGCGTGCCGGATCATGACACCGGCTGGTGCGGATTAGGGAGTAAGCCAGAATGAACCACTACAACCCCAACCGCCTGTCCAAGGTCCGCTCCGAGGCCATCATGCGCGCAGCAGAGGGATCACACTGCACCCTGCGCATCGCCTCATTCATCCCCGGCAAGAAATGCTCCGGCCCGGAAACAACGGTCGCCTGCCACCTGCCTGTCTGGGGCAAGGGGATTTCGACCAAGGTAACGGACATGGCCACGGTCTTTGGTTGCGCCACCTGTCACGCGATCCTGGATGGGGTTGACCAGGACGCCCTGCGGTATCTGGAAGCCCACTACAAGACCGCGGTGCAGGAGCGGATGCTGCATGGCCTCACCGAGACCCATGCGCTCCTGATCCAGCGCGGCGTGATCATCATCCCCGACGCGCAGCTGATCTGATGACGGATCAGGAGAAGCGCACCCGTGAGGCTGAACAGTCCTTCCTAGGGCGCCACGGCCTCACGATCATCATCGTCACCGTATCGTTCCTGACGTCCGCGGTGATCCTCTCACTCATCGCCTGATCGGAGCCCCCATGCCAGTTGAGCGCAAGAACTTTATCGAGGGGCAGTCCCACGTGCAGCCCCCGGCCCGCCGCCTACCCAAAAAGACCGTCCTCGGGATCGCGCAGAGCGTCAGCATCCGCCGGAAGGACGCCAAGCCCCCCACCATAGACACCCCGCCGTGGGAGAAGGAGCAGACCGATGACTGACAATATGCCCCACAAGCAAAGCGAAATCTGGCAGCACGCCAAATCCGGCGGCCTCTACACTGTCGAGGGCGAGTGCTTGATCGAGGCCGACATGACGCCTGCCATCATCTACCGCAGCCTTTGGGACAGCGCGGTATGGGTTCGTCCCAAGTCCGAGTTCTATGACGGCCGGTTTCGCAATATCGCAGTTGACGAGATCACCGATTGCCGGCCGCAGCAGGAGCGCGACGCATGAAACGCCACAAGCAACTCATTAGCCACAACCCCGATCAGGGCCGCTGGGGCGACTGCTACCGTACCTGCATGGCGATGGTCATGGGCTTGGACCCGGAGGACGTGCCTCACTTCTGCGACGGTGACGATAAAGACCGCTCTGGCGTCGACCTCGCGCGAGAATGGCTCAATCCGCAGGGTTTCGGGATTTGGACCTGCTTCTATCCGGAAGAGAATAGCCTCGATCTGATCCTGAGCACTTTCGATCAACTTGCTCCCGGCGTTCCGGTGATCCTGACCGGCCACAGCCCGCGCGGCGTGAACCACTGTGTCGTGGTGCTGGACGGTGAGGTCTTCTGTGACCCCGCTTCTGGCACGGCAAACCAGACGCCATTCGTCGGCCCTGCCGAGTGCGAGGACGGGATGAAATGGTGGTGGGCTGAGGTCGTGTGCCGCCTGCCCCACCTCACCAACATCGACAAAATGGAGAAGGCAGGATGACGGAATTTGACCGCGAAATGATGGCTGCGCTTGAGGCCGATGGTGAGTACCTGCGCCAGATGACGGGGCAGGATCACGGCCCCTACTTCTTTGATGCGCCCGGCTGCATCGAGTGTGGCGCTGCCCTCCCAAGCCCAAGCGATGCTGTCTGCGAAACATGCCTGCAAACGGCACGCGATGCCGCTGAATCCAACCGCCGCGCCGAAATGGAAGAGGCGCAGCACCAAGAGGAAATGCGGCAGCTCGAAGAGCAGGCGATGGAAGAACACTTCCGCCGCCACCCGCACGGATAACCCCGGAGGCCGATATGACAGAACGATGTGATCGGTGCTGCGGCAATGGCGAGATTGTCACCGACTGGCAAATCTACCTGCATCCGCCGGAGGACGCCGATCCTGATGCCGGTACCAGCAACTGCCCTGTTTGCGGCGGTACTGGATACACCGAAACAAACCCGCCCACCACGCCGGAGGAACCCCAATGACCCAAGCATCCCGTGACACCAAGCTCGCCCTAGAGGCCGCGAAACTGATCCTAGACGGGCGCGACCCTGTGAAGGACAGATCGCAGGTTTTGATCACGCTCGACCACACCATCGCCACGCTTCTGCTGGTCGCAATGGACCGCGATCCGAAGAAGGCGGTGCAGATGTTCAACGAGGGCACCGTCCCTCACGTCGAAGAGCGCATCATGCTCTTTGCGTCACGAGGCACCCCAATGACCCAAGACACCAGCACAGAGGCGGTGGAGAGACATACAGATCTTATGCTGCGTTACAACCTTATTGATGCGATGAAGTGCATGGACGCCCTCGCCGCCGAGCGCGACACCCTCGCCAAACAGGCCGAGGACACCGCCCGCGTCTGCGCGGAACAGGCGGAGGAGATCCAGACGCTGCGGGGGCAACTGGCGGCCGCGCGCGAGTTGCTTGGGGCGGCGCCGCAAGTGATGCGTAGCGCGTCAGAACAGATCCGGTCGCTACGCGCTGCCGCACAGCTTGGCCTCGACATGGCGCGTGCAAACGACCTGACGCGGACCGCTGAGACAATTTCGGAAGCCCTCAAGTCCGAGCCAGCCCCGCCGACTCCCCAGGCAACACCTTGGGAGTTCGACGCGCCCTACACGCTGACCCGAACCGATACCCACGGAAAGGTTTGGTATCGGCTTTCGGCGCATGGAGTGGGGGTCGCCTCATACTCAGTTGAAAGCTGGGGCAGCGAGCAAGCGTGTATAGAGGCCGCGTGGCGTCACGCCTACGAGCCAGCCCCGCGCCAGAGCGTGCAGGAGGCGGCCAAGGTACTTCTCGACGCATCCGGCGACTGGATGCCCAAGCGCGCGAAGAAGGCCGCAGTGGACGCCTACTACAAGAGGACTGGCGGGTGCAGCCCGGTCGCAATGATGTCCGCATGGCAGGCGGCGCTTACGGCCATCGCGCGGGGCGGCAAATGACCTCCAGACACGATCCGCCCACCTTCGCCCACCGCAAGCGCAAAACCAAGCCCAGCCAGCGGGAACAGATCCGCGCGGCGCAGGCGGCCAGCATCACCAAGAGAAAAGCCAAGCCGCCGACCATGCCGGCGCCCCTGACCCTGAAACGGGAGAAATAAAATGCCGAAAGACTACACCATGGAAGAGATCAGCCTGTTCGGCTCCGTATCTTGGGCCGCAATGCGGTGTGGTCTGTCGCGCGAGAACTTCAAGAAAAAGAGGCCGCAGCTGGAGACCGATGGTTTCCCAAGGCCCGACAAGATCACAGGCACCTATCTAAAAGCCGATGTTGATGCTTGGATAGAGCGTCGGCGTCAGGTGCCGGATCGAATCCGTGAGGTACGAGCTGACAAACCAGAAGAGGAGTTCAACTTTGACAGGATATAAGAAAGCGCTGTGGGACGGTTCAGATCCGTTCTATGCGCCAGGGATCAGCTGGAGCGGGACAAACCCGGATCGGCAATATGCACAGTGGAAGCCGCCCGCCAAATACAAAAAGGCGGGCTATTCTATTGGAGCGGTCAAGCTCGACCCTCCCGGTCACAGGAATGACGAACACCAGCCGGCGCGTGCGCTGCGGTGCCGTGAGCTGACCAAGGACATGCTCAAATGGTTCGAGGAGCAGGATAAGCCCAAGGTCGACCCGACCACATGGAAATATCTGATCGCGCGTTACCAGACGGACGAATATTCTCCGTTTCAGGATGTGAAGTCGAACACCCGCGAGGGGTATATCCAGCAGCTACAAAAGCTGGAGGATGTGATCGGCCACACCAAGATCTCCGCGATGACCTATGAGGCAATCAAGACGCTTCAGAAGGCCATGGAGAAGAAGGGGCGAACCGTTGCTTACATCCATCGGTTCTTCAACACCCTCCGCCGGGTTGCGAACTATGGCAAGGCGCTCAAGATCCAGCCAGCGCGCGACGTGGCCGAGACCCTGAGCGAAATTCGGTTCCAGAACAGTGCGGCACGGCAGGTGGCGCCGACGCGTGATCAGGTATATGCGATCATCGCCGCGGCCGATGCCGAGGGGGCCAAGGCCTTTGCGCTTGGGATCATGATGCAATACGAGTTCGCCCTTCGCGCCGTCGACGTGCGCGGGCAGTGGCTCAAGACTGACGAGCTGGAGGGCGGCATCATCCGCAACGGCAAGCGGTGGCAGGACGGCCTGACCTGGGACATGATTGATCACGATCTAAACCGGATGGAGAAGCTGATCTCGAAAACGGCCAAGAGCCTTCCCGAGCCATATTCGTTCGACCTGACCGGCACCCCGGAGATCCGCCATCGGCTCGCCGACCTTCGCCCGGAGAACGCTGTGGGCCCGGTGATCGTATCACCCCGCACCGGCCTGCCCTACACCATCTATGGTTGGTCGCAGGCATGGGCCCGCCTCCGGAGCAAAGCAGGGCTGCCAAAGGATCTATGGATGATGGACACGCGGGCCGGGGCAGTCACAGAGGCCAAGAGCCTTGGCGTTGACCCCTACATGCTTCGGGATGCAGCCCAGCATAAGGACGTCAACACGACCAGCCGGTACTCACGGGCCCGGTCTGATGCGGCGAACAATGTTGTGAAGTTGCGTCAGTCTCGCGGGTGAAGATCAGCCCGCTTTCATTCCAACAGGCGATAAATTTAATCCAACAGCTACTGAAATCAGTGAATTAATTTCCGATTTGTAATCAGTAGGTCCGCGGTTCGAGTCCGTGTGGGGGCACCATAAAATCAATAACTTACGCCACACCACGAAAAAAGTTGGAACGCAGTTGGAACAACCAATCGCTCCGGACATTCCAACACGGTGTCCGGGGCATCTAACCCGATCCTGCTACTGCGGCTGGTTGTGATCGCTAAACAGGGTGCCAATACGCTCCAGCTTGTCGGCATTGCATCGAGAGCTGTGCTTCCAGCCCAAGGCCAATTCAGCAAATCCCCCCTCAGTGGCCGGGCCCTTCACCGGCTCAGCGCAGGGCGTGGTCAGAGCCTTGGGGATCTCGCGCTCCACATAGACCGGCTCCCGGCTACATGCGGTCATAAGCATCGCGCAGAAAATCAGACAGCGGCGCATCGTATCCCTCCTGGTTGCGGATGTGGCGCACGGTCGCATCAAGGTCGCGGCGCTCTTCCTCCATTCGGCTGAGGTGAGCATCCAGCACGCGGGCCGCCGCTGCTGCATCCTCCAGCTGCCTCTCGGCCACGGCCAACGCCCGCTCAGCGGCCCCCAGATCCTCGCGCAGTTGCCCATTTCGCCAAAGCAGAAAGCCCGCCCCCCCCATGCAGAGGACAGCGAGGCTCAGGGCGCCTATGGCGAGGTATCGGCTCACAGGAACGCATCCTTGGCGGCCAGCAGCACGGCGCGGGCGATAGCACGCTTTTCGTGTGGCTCATCCGTCGCCTGCTGACCGCGTGGGGAAGACCCAAAGAACGGCTCGATCAGGATCGCCGGCGCCTGCCCGCTCATCAAGCTTTCAGAGCCGCGCCCACTGCGACGGATCTTGACGCCGCGGTCCCGAAGATCCAGCGCCTCAATCAAGCGCCCCTGCATCGCGTCCGCGAAGGCCAGAGACTTCCGGGAGCCAGAGGAAAGAACCTCGGTGCT